CAATTCGCCCAGCAGTCGGGCATTGTGTCCGAGTCCGTGCTTCCCGAGATCGTCGAGGCCACCGAGGCGGCGGTTGAGGCGACCAAGCGGGGCGGCACCGCCCAGGCAGACGCGCTCCTGACCAGCCAAGCGATCACCCTCAATGCCGTGTTCCTTGAGCTATCGCGGCGGGCGGCCAAGAACATGGGGGAGTACCCCGCTGCCATGGAGCGCTACCTTAGGCTGGCTCTGAAGGCGCAAGCCCAATGCCGGACGACCTTGGAGTCGCTGGCGGAGATACGCAATCCAAAGTCCGTCGCGTTTGTGAGGCAGGCGAACATCGCCGGCGGCCATCAGCAGATCAACAACGGCTCCGAGGCGGCCCAGCCCCAGCAGCAGTCGCGCGAGCAAACCAATTTCGATCAGAACGAAGTATTGGAGGACAGTGCCAATGGCCAATGGCTGGACTACGGAACGCCGGCAGAGGCAGGCCGCGGCGATCCAATCGTGGCGACCCTGGGACAGGTCGACCGGCCCCAGGACCGCTCAGGGGAAGGCGAAGGTGGCTAGGAATGCTTGGAGGGGCGGAGAACGAGCGCTGCTGCGCAAGTTGGCGTCCTTGCTGCAGGAGGTCAGGTGCTGATGAGTGACTACCCTCTGCGACTAGTCGTGGCCGATGCCACGGGCTTCCTGGACCGCGACGACCTGGCTGCCCGACTTGAGGTAGCCCAAGGTTATCGATCCAGTGTCTACCGGTACTTCAGCATCCATGAGTCCGGGTGTGGCAGCGAGAAGCGGCAGGCCTGCAACTGTGGGCTGGTTGTAGCCTTTTCGTCCCCCCGGTCCATGGTGGTCGTCGACCCCCTCCACCGGGTTGTCGTCCACTGCCTCCACTAGTCCGCCGTATGTACCGGGGCAAGCCCTGCTCCTACGACCACCTGCGACGAACCGGGTGCCGGCCACGGGTCCAGCATCGCCAGCAGATACCCGTTTAGGGCTACCCCGGCCTGGGCCAGAAGAAGACGGGAGGGGCGTCGTCGTCAAGGGTCTGACCCATCTCAGGGTTCACTCCTTACAGGAGTTTTCCAGCCAGTACGCGCGCGCGAGCTTTCCCCGGGATCCAATAGGTAGGGGTCTCAGGGGAGGAAGAGACCGGGTGGCGACGTGCTCCGGCTGACTACAAGTGGGCGTTTGGCGGAGACGGAGCTCCGCATCGATGCTAGGCTTCATCGCCGCGTACGTGGCTGCGTACTGAGCAGCTACGATTGTGGATCCGGGGGGGATATGGACATCAATGAGACAATTTTTGCAGACGATAGCCGCCTGCAGGTAACGATCAACAACCGAACTCCGGTTTCGTTGACTGACCTAACCCTTTCCCTGTTGGCGATAAGCCAGCAGTACGAAAGCTTCATAGAGAACTCGTTTCCATCCGACGAGCGTCCCAGCACCGAACTGCTGATCAAAGAAGTAAGGTCGGGCTCCATTATCGTGGAGCTGTTCGCCAATGCTATTCCATTCATCCCGCTGCTGTGGTCTGGCGGCTCTCTGCTGGAATGGGCTTCGAATGCCAAGGAAATAGCGCTTTGGCTACAGGGGAAGCTCGCGGACAAGCCCCAAGATCTGAGCAAATCCGATTTGAAGCAGTGGAGCTCGATCATTGAGCCCATCGCGAAAGACAGCGGCTCCCAGTTGAACCTATCCGTTACCGGGAACGGGAACACGGTCAACCTCCTGACGGTCAGTTCCAACGAGGCGGTTCGGATGCAGAACCGAATCAAGAAAGAGATTGGGAAGATCGAAGAGTCTCAGGAAGCGACTTACAAGAAGCGTGTCATGACCTGGTATCAGGCCAAGTTCGACACCAAGTCAAAGACTGGCAACCGCGCTAAGATCGAGTCAGTCAGCTCCAAGCCACTGCGCGTTCTTTTCGAGAACAGCGCGATCATGGAAGAAATGTTTGCCCAAGGGAACGAGTTCTCTCGTCCATGGCAGCACTTGGCCTATGTCGTGGACGTACACATTCAGACCCTTAACGGAACTCCAAGGGTCGCAACCATCGTCAAGTTCTATCCGGAAGAGACGTTCGACCCGGACGAGCCCTGACCATAGCCCCAGCCATTGGGTACATGAGATACGATGCACTGGGCCCTGGATTGGCCGGGGCTACCAAGGAGATGGTGATGAGCTTCCCAGTACAGGCTTTCGTGAAAGAGAAAGTGAGCAATGTCCCCCAAGGCGCATTGGTTTTGGTGCGCGGCTTCTGGAGTATTCGCACTCGATTTGACACGCCCAATGGCCCAAAGCAGAACATCGTGTTCCTCAATGGCGAAGTTGCCGGGAACATTCACGTTGCTCCTGATGACTATGGGATTGCGGTAAGCCGTGATTACTCGGTTGAATTCCGGGTAGCGAGCTCGGCAGATATCCAGCGAAATGGTGAGCCGCCGCAGGGAGTTTCCATCGTAATTGCCTCCGATTCCCCTGAAGTTTGGGGCCATATCGCTGGCGCCCCGGAGCATCGCTACGGGTTCAAGCTGAATGGTGATCCTCTTGAAAATGAGGAGGAGCACGACAACCATCCTTTCTACAAGGCCGGCGCATTCAAGGCGTGGCTGATGAAGGATGGGAAGCAGGTGGGAGCAGAGCCTCTGTTCACGGTCGGCGCACAGTGATCTGAATCCCCTAGCACCGGCCTAGCACCGGCCGCCCTGCTGGCCGGTGCTACTATCCGCCAATGAGACGCCACGCGCGAACCCTACTGCTACTGCCCCTGCTGGCGGCCTGTCATAAGGAGCCGGAGGTGTGGACGGCCTTTGTGTACCCGCCCGGCGAATCACTGGCTGCGAAAGACGCACAGAAGTCCATCTTCGGCCGGTACTCCACCTTTGAAGACTGCCAGTCCGCCGCGGTAGGGTCGCTTCGGCAGCACCATGAGTCGTTGTCGGACGAGCGAGCCGACGAACTCGGGTTCGGCGACTACGAGTGTGGGGTGGGATGCCGGTATGAGAGCCAGTACGACCTCTACATGTGCAGAGAGACCCGCAAGTGAGAAAGGCGTGCGTGGGTTATCGATCTCTTAGAGGCGTCGGCGCCGGTTGGCATGTAAAACGCAGCTGGAACCGTAGTCAGCCTTTTTGCTAAGGCCAAGTGGACGGTCACTGGCAACCGAGCGTGCGACTAAGCTAGTCTTCAGTTGGATTTTCCAAGGACGAATTTATGAAAGAGCAGGAAGCAGTGCCCCGTATTCCGACTGCAGCTGGCCCAAGTTCTAATGAATTGGAGAAAGGGCAGTCAGTCGACCCCTCGGATGCTCTCTTAGAGCCCGTTGGAACTGAGCCGCCGGAAACCGATGGTGGGAGCGTGCCATGTGACTCGTCATCAGAGAGGCCGGGACCTGGCGCGATTGCATTCATGATTCTGCTGTTTATCTCGACTGTGGCACTCGCTTCGTCAGCACTGCCTGGCAGTCGCCTCACTCCAGTGGCGATCCTTTTCTTGATGGGTGCTGTCGTGGCATTCGGCCAATGCTGTATAGACCTTTGGCCGTGGAAGAGTCCGGCAAGGAAGGCTCACTGGTCGGCAGGGTATCGAGTCTTGGCTCTGTTGCTTATCGCGGGGGGAATACTTGCGAGAGGTGAGAAACTGTTTTTGCCATAGAGCTTGTCTTGAACGACTTGTGTCCCCTGCCTCGTGCGTCTATAGCTCAAGATTCGCCAATCTGGAGTGCTCTGCGGCAGTAGACAGTCCTTGGGTTGCGGGGAGATGGAGCCCAGGCTTTGAGCATCCTCAACGTTCTACTGCGTCCTGACCAGCTTCTTGGCGCGGTCGACACGTTGGCCGAGGACGCGCTTACGGGAGCGCCGTCTGCGGGGGCGAAGCTTCTCCTGATCCCCCAGCACAATCTAGTATTGGCGACTCGCGGCAGCGCGCAGTTCTTCCTGCGCATCTATGAGCTGGCGTTACAGGCCAGCTACCGTGCGGACTTCACCATGGAACAGCTCGGCAGAGAGCTCGGCTTGGTAGTTGACCAGCTCTGGCCGGCCTACGAGAAGGCCGCGCTGGAAGCAGGAGTGGCTCGGTCGGTTATAGGGACTGAGCTCGTCTTCGGAGGATGGTCCCCCCAGGCGGGGCGCATGGTGGCCACCGCATACGCCAAAAGCGTCAGCGGGGAACTCACGCAGGTGCAGCCGCTGGAAGGTGGCCTAGCTTCACCTGGCGAGCCGCTGAAGGGCAGGGCGGATAGCTTCGCGCCCGAGGACATGTTGGCTGCTGGTCGGATTCAGGCCGCTTGGCTGAATAGGACGACCGGACGGCAGGTTGCCGGCGGCCGGTTGCTGGCGACCGTATTGAGGAGGGGCGAATCGTTCACAAAGGATTTGGGCGAGATCTAATCTAGGTCGCAGGCTGTGCGACGGCGAGGCGTAAGCTGATCCGCATGCTCCCTTCCCTCGGCTACCAAGGCTTCCGCACGGACCCTATTCCTACCGGCTGGGTCCAGATGGGCGAGCGCTGGGCGCTGTGGTGGAACGGGCGCGAGGTGGCCAACGTCACCCCGGCCCGCGAGGGTGGTTACCGTCTCCATCTGAACGCCTTGAAGATGTGGCAGA